TCGCATCTTTCAAAAACACCTGCATTTGCACGTTTGCCTCGCCTGTGTAGTCGTATCCGTTAAAGGTTATTGTCACATTTTTTTGCGTGCTTGAAATTGTAGTAACAACAACATTTAGTTGAGCGCTTGGAGGTGGAGGATTTCCCGATAAGCTGCTAACAAGGATAAAAACAGAGTCAATTGTAAAGCCAGCTGCCGCAACAAATTGACGTTGATAAGTTCCAGTAACTGTGCCACCTGAGAAATTTAAAGTATTGGCTCCTAAAGTATCGGTCAATCTGTTTACTTGTGTAACCGCACCGCTTGGAACTCGGATAATATTAGGAGTTGATGCCAAAGATTTTTCAACAAAAACAATCGCTGGCAAATTACCTATTTTAAACCAGTTCTTTGATGCAGTAATACAGAGGTCGCTAAAAGTAAGCGTATCCTCTCGCAAACTTGTGTAGGCTCTTGCCGTTTCGTAAATCTTTTTTACTTGTGAAGGGTTTCTTTGTCCTTCAAAAGTTGACAAAATCTTTGCGCTAGTAACTACCGCGCTGCCAGTCTCGCCAAAGTATTTTAATTCAATTGACAAAAATCCAGCCGTTGGCAATACAAAGCTTGTAAGTTTAAACTTTCGTTGGTCATCATCTCTTGTTGAATAAAAAACAAACGTGTTATAAGTTTCTTTCCAATCAAGCAATGTCAAGCTGCCAACAATACTTGTTCCTAAATACCTTGTTGTTCCGCTAGAATCTACGTGCTTAACCGCAATAGCCAAGCCACTTGCAAGAGTCAAATAATTAATGTCAACCTCTAAATCAAGGCTTAACCCAGCAAAGTCCAAAAATACTGGCTTTGATGTTATTGGCTGGTCTGTCTCTTCGCCATTTGGCATAAATCTAATGTCCCAAGAAACACCTTGCTCGTCATCGTAACCAGTCTGAGACGGAATATTATTTGGGAAAACTTGAATAATAGGCGTGTCAGGGTCAGGCGTTACAGTCCAATCGACTGGCTTATAAGGACCCTCTAAATACCAACTCGACTCATTTAATTGCTCGCCATTTGCAATAATTGACTGACCCAAATCGCCTTGCGTAATTGTAAGCTTTTTAATCGGTCTTTGATACTGCAAAAGCTGGTCGGCTCCTACTGGAACCCAATCGGTATTGGCGTTCGTTTGGTCCGCAACTGTCTCCAATGTCATTGGATTATTAGTTGATGAGGTAAGTTCGCCTGTAAAAAAGTCGTATAAATAAATTACTGTGCTTGAAATATTTCTAGCAATTGGTCGTTGGATAATCCATTTGTCATTTGATTGTAATAAAACCCAACCAAAAGTTCGGCAAACCTCTTCTAAAAACTCAAATGCGTTTAATCCTAAAGCATCAAACGTGCCAGCCTGAACAAATAATCTTTCGCCTGCGTCTTGGCTAAAAATGGACTTTGTGTTGTCCATAACCAATCCCTCGTAAAGGTCATTACAAATTTCAAAATCCATCCCAAGACCAAGGCTATTCAAATGCTGAAACATTAAATTTTTTAAATCTGTATCAACACTTGGACCAGTTAAAGTGACTTTTTTAAGTTGGGCAAGCGCATCTGTTGCAGTCAAAACAACTGGGTAAGGTGGGTCTTGAAATGGTTCGCCAACAATATCATTTAATAAGTACCCTTTAAATACAACATTTCCAGCAAACTCATGGACAACATAAAACTCTCGGTCGGAATAGCTAAAGAAATTCCTAAAGTCTGTGTTTTCAGTTGAGTAAAAGCTAATGGTAAAAGTGCTAGACATAATTGGCGAAAGAATGTCCTCATTATCCTCTCTTTCGTATGTGTAAACCGCTGGCGCATCGCTAGCAATTAACTCAGTTGATGTGCCGACAAATCCGTCTTGGTAAATGCTTACAAGATTTGTGTTGTTGTCTACGTCCTTAAATGGAATCGTGTATTTTAAGCCGTATGCCATTGGTTAGAATTTGCGTTGTCTTGTTTTATGCGCTCTGTTTAGTGTGCCAACTAGGTTGTCGCCGCTAATTGTAAAGGTAACATTTCCGCCTAGCATATTTTGCAATTTGTTTAAAGGTGCAATTACTTCAGGGTTAGTACGTGCGCCAGTATATTCACCAACAAGAGCAGCAGTAGGACCCGAAACAATACCGCCATTTGCAAATGGTTTTAATCCGCCAATTCCAGCCATTGAACCACCCTTTAACAATGCTCCAAAATTAGTCTTTGCACCAGCACCCAAACCTTTAGCAATTAATGCGCCACCAGTTAGAATGTTTAAAGTAATTGCCGCTGCAATTGCTGCCGCAAATCTTATTACCATTTCTTTTAATGCATCAAAAATACCTTGAAAAGATAGTTTTCCAGTCTCTGCTAATCCAGCCAATGTTTGTGCAAACATATCGCCAACAAATAATGCGGCGTTCATGTGCTGGGCAATCAAAGCAGTTTCGTCAGCTAAATCTTTTTGCGATTTTTTGTATGCCTCTGCTCTTAAAACTGCATCTTCAGGAATAATAATACCCTTCATTGATGCGCCAATCTGCTTATTTAAAGCCAAAATTCTTTGCCCAGCGTTTTCCATTATCTTTTGGCGCTCGGCATCAGCATTTCTGTTTACATCTAAATTTCTTTGCCCAAATGGGTCTCTGTCAGCTAATTGATAAGTTGCTTTTACGTGCTTTTCATACTCTTCCGATTCTTTACGCAGCTGCTTAATTTTGTCATCATGTGCTTTTTTTAGCTTTTTAGCTAACTCATCGCTTATTTCTTTAGCCTTTTCCTTTGTTTCATTTTCTTTTTTTAACGCTTGTTCTGCTTCAACTGCCGCTTTTTTAGTTGCGTTAATTCCAATTGCAACACCTTCCATTTTTGCTGCATAAGCTGGGTCAATAAATGAAAGCAATTGTCGACCAAAAGCTTGTAAACCATTATCGCCAGCCTCTTGGGCAACTGTGTTAACTGCATTTAAAGAGGTAACTAAATCGCTTAAAATTAAATTGGATAATTGCAGAACACTAGAAATTAATCCAGTTGATGATGAGCCAATTGCTAATTGTAATTGCGTAAAATTGTCTTGCAAATTAGATATTTGACCGCCAACAGTTTCAGAAATTGCAGCCATTGAACCGCTAACTCCTTCAGCATTTCCAAGACTTATTAAATAGTCCTTAATTGCCTCATCTGTTTTTTGTACCTCGGTAGTTACACCTTTAAAAGTAAATGCAACCTTATCGCCTTCAGATTTTGCACGAATTCCAAATTCTTTTAAACGTTCAAATTCGCCAGTCATTGCGTCCAATGCAGCTTCTGTAAGCTGGTCAAATGATTTTCCAGTAGAGGAAGCTAAATCCCCTAATGCAGTCATTTGGTCCAATGTTGGTCTAAAACCTCTATTGGCTAATTTTACAAATGAATCTGTTAACTCATTAACTTGAAAAGGAGTTTTAGAAGCAAATTCGACAATGTCTCGCATTGCAACTTGAGCCGCTGACTTGCTGCCAAGAGTTGTTGTTAAAACTGCTTCCATTTTTTGGAACTCAGCAGTAGTTGCAATAACTGCTTTGCCAAAATTTAAAAGCATATCAGCAGCAAATAAGCCACCTAATGTTTTGCCTAAATTGCCAAAAGCAGTAGTTAAAGATTTGGTTGATTTAGTGCTTTCGCTATTTCCTTGAGCAACCTTTTTATTTAAATCATCAACCTCCGACCTTACGTCGGACATTGCTTTGTTAAATTCTTTTAACTGGGCGACAATGTCAACATTTAATTTTGCGCTCATTTTATGGTCTTGGTTATCGTATCAAAATTGGCTTCTTCTTCAAATTTAAGGTTTTGCCATTGTAGTCCAATTTGGTACGCTCTCTGCTTCTCTTCTTCAGTCGGAATCACAACTGGTTTGGCATCTAGCAATGGAATTTTCCAGTACTTATCAGGCTTTCTTATAAGGTCGGATTTCTTTGTAACGTTTACGTTATTCATTTGCACCCAAAGAGTCCTAAATAAATTCTCTTCTTTGCTTTGCCGCATAGCATAACCGTAGGCAATCGACTGATACTCGGCAAAAGACATAAAATAAAAGGAGTCAGGTGCAATACCTAACTCCCCAATGGCGTAATGGCAAACGTCTTTAAATGTTATTTTTTTTTTGACTCTCCAGCGTCTCCACTTGGATACTCTACCTTAGTAATTGCGCTAATGCCATGCATAATAACCACCACAACTTTGCCAATTTCGTCTGTTGGATTTGTGTCTACCCAATCAATAATGTCAACAAGTTCCAAAGTAAATTCTTTGTCGTGGTAAAGCGCATCGACGTACAAAGCCGCATAAATAAACTTAGCGATTGCCTTAATTTGACCGACTCCTGTATGGGTTAGCGCTTCAATTGTTTCTTGGACGTCATAACCAAGACCTTCGCTAAAATGCAACAAAGCACCCATACCAAATTTAACGGTATAGGTGCTGCCATTAATTGTGATTATTGTTCTGCCTGTGTGATTCATAGGCGAAAGATAATACTAATTAAGTTGATGCTGGTACTACGGTCGCTTTTAGTAAAGGACCTTTTCCAGTAAATTCTACTGAGTAAGTTACTGCTGATTCCATTTCTGCACTTACAGAGATAGAGGCAACAGATGCGTTTCCGTAAAATACTAGGTCGCCAGTTACGTTGGTGGTAAATTTAAGAGCGACAACAGTACGACCGCTCAAAAGGTTGTAAATGTCTCCAACGTTATTTGTATCGTCAAATGCAACCAATCCGTCAGTAGAAACAGACCAGTCACGAAGACCAGCAATGTGGTCTGCCCAGCCGCCATCATCTTTGCAAGTTGCATCTGCAAGGTCAACGTTTACAGATAGTTCTGATGAGGTAGCGCATCCAATCATTACGTTACCAAGGTATACGTTTAGGAGCGTTCCGTTAAATTTTCCAGTAGTAGGCATATTTTTTAGAGTTAAATGCTATTTTTTTTTAAAAATAAAAGGACTTGCAAAAAATGCAATACAATAAAAATTAAGTATAAACCAAAAAGTTGCCGTCTTGGTCAATAATGATTTCAAATAATTCGTCAATTATAAATCGTTCGGCTGGTAAAATAGTTGGATAAAGTCCGCCAACGCCTTTAAAACTTACTGAAATACTTGCAGCTTCCTCCATTGGTGCTGACTGGCTTATTGACTCAATCGTTGCCAATCCAATAAATGTTAAATTATCCTCTTGACCAGCTGACAAATAAACTCGCTCACGATTAACGTAAGCGGTGTAAAGGTCCCCAAAAGAATAGCCTTCTTGAATAAAAAGTGAGTCGCTTGATAAAGACCAAGAACCAAGCTTGGAAATATGGTCTGCAAAAAATCCTGACTCGTTGCTTGTCTTGTCTAGCTGGCTCATTTCAGCAGACAAATTGTAAGCAGTAGATTTGGCAATCCTAGCCAAGCCAACCGAAACAAATAAAGCAGAGCCATTAACCTTACCCATCAATCCAATTTTCAATAGTCATTATTTCCCGATGCACAATATTTGTGTCAGTAATGCTGGAAAGGCTAGTTTGCTGCACAAGTTTAGCGGTTACAATCTTGCCAACTTCTAGCGCTAAATAGTTTTCAGGATAACGGCAAACAATTTGCAAAATAGAGTCTGCAATTGTGTCGGCATCAAAGCGTCCGTATGGCGCAATTCCTGCCGTTACAACGTCCAAAGTAATTGTGGTAATGTAATTATACTCTTGGTTGTCTTTGTCGTCCTCTTGGGTCTGATTTGTGATAAGAATGTAAGGGAAATTGGCATCGTCAGGCGCAAAGGTATCGTAGCAAAGAACTGGCGCACCTTTGTAGGTTATCGTGCCATTTAAAGCGGTCCAGTAAGCCTTGCGAACAAACTTTTTAATATTTCTCATTTCTCAAATAATTTTTTCAATGTGCGCTCGATATTTTTTGGCAACTCGGTTCTTTGTTTGAAAACTGCTGGGTAAAAGAAAGGGTCAGCATCAAAGTTTCTTTTTCGTCCAGTTGTACCTTTAAATTGCATTGCAAAGGTTTTTAATTCCGTTGGCACTACTACACCACCACCAGTTCCAAATTCAATATAAGGCGCATAAAATGCTCCTACCTCTACTCCTCCAGTCACTTCGTTTTTAGTTACTTTTATTGGCGTTGATTGAATGCTTTGCTTTAATGCTCCTCCAAATTCTTTTCCAACTCTGACATTTGACGCAGCTTCTGTTTCGATTGCAAGCATAGAATCCTCCACCTCTGCACGTACAAAGTCAGCAACGTCTCCCTCTAAATCTTTTAAATATTTATAAAAGGCATTAAGGCTTTTCTTGTCAAAGTTTATGCTTACCATTAATCTCGTTCTTTAGCAATAAGCTTAATTATTCTGTCGTATTCTAGCACGTCAATTATGTTGTCAATAATTAGCGTTCTGCCAGCATAAAGAATGTGCATTGACTTGGTAATTGTCACCAAGGGATTGTCTCGAATAATTATTTCCCAAGAGTTTTTAATAACCATTTGGTCCTCGCTATTCTGTCGAGTTCCATTTAGGTTAGTAACCTTTGCCCAGCACGTATAAGTGACGCCCATTGAAGAGTAGTAACCTCCAAAGCCATCCGCAAATAGCGTTGGGTTTAGGAATTGTATGCGCTCACGTAAATCGCCAGCTTTAAGTTCGTTGTTAGTCCTCATGCACCAAACCAGTTGTAAGTTTTATAAGGCATCAACAATGCTTTTACACCCAAAGGTGTTTCTGCTACAATAGTTCCAACAATAAGGTCCTCACGTCGCTCATACATGGTATTAACCATCATTTTAATTGCAAGCTTAATGTCTTCGGGAACTGTTGTAAATCCAGCGGTATAAACCATTTTAAATTTAAACGACTGATTATTGCTTGTAATAAAAATCTTAGGAAACAATCCAATGTTTAACTGGTATTGCAAAGGCGTTTCAACATTGTTTTGGTCAATAGTTACCACCTTAGTCACGTCACTTGCAGAAATTAAAGGACCATAAGGCAACTGCCATTGATATGGGAAAGAAAAAGAATCAATTGTAACAGTCTTACGAATAATTGCTTTACCCATAAATGATTCGCATTGTAGTCTAGCCATTTTTATAAGGCTAGTAATTAAGGTGTCCTCTGCGCTGCCGTCAATTCTTGCGTATTCTTTTGCCTCTGCCAATGTAACTGGCTCAGTAACTGGCGTAATGTCTGCAAACTGTACTGCGTAGCCAGTAAATGACAGGTTGCTTGGTGTATATAATAAATCACTCATTGTATGGTTTCTTTGCTTTGTCAACGATAAAATTAAAGAATCTTTCCAACTCTTGGTCTTGGTATTTCAAGCGCTCCTCGGCAAGGTTGCGCATAATGTTTTGGTGAAAATCGTAAAGTATCTCGTCGCTCATCAACTCCTCAATCTTTGCAGCCATTCCGTCAATATCGTCACGCTGGAAATATAATCCAGCAGGTCCAAGGCATTCCTTTAATCCATCTGTTGGTGTGCAAATAACTGGCAGCCTATTAATGGCAGCCTCCAAGCCTACACGTCCATAAGATTCGTAAGAGGATGGCACAAGAACAATGTTTGTTTTGCCATAAATTAAATGCACGTCGGGAGTTTGTGCGACATACTTTAAATTTTTTAGCGTATCGTCAATTATTTGCTCGCCATAGCTTCCAAGAACTCCCAAAAACTTACGCTTTGGCAATCGCTTTGCAAGTTCAATCAATATTTGACCACCTTTGTTTTCGTTGCAATTTATTAGCGTAATGTATTGCCCATGCTTTCGGTTGTACTTTACATCCTCAGGAAAAATTGGAGGCTTGCAAACAATTGACGAATTTGGATAAGCGCCATTTTGTACATTCTTTTCGTTTGCTTTATTGTTGTAAACTACGTGAACGTTTTGTGCTTTAAATCTGACGTTTCGATAATCGGAATCGTTATGGCTTAAAAAAATCAATTGCTTTTTAAATT